ATTCCTTGAAGGTGAAGATACCGAATAACAAGAGAAGTCTTAGGTTAATTAGTGAGCAGTTAAAAGATTTGAATGAAGCGTATATTGTTAATAATTACAGGGATAGTTCTGATGCTGCCCTTATCCGCAGATTGTCAGGAAATATTGGTAGATAGGAGCATCCTTATAAAAGTTGCTTCTCAGCTAGATAGCTTTGAGCTTTTGAAAGATAAGCAGTCCAAGTATCTAGAGTTCAAGGATTCTTGTGAGTCTCTTGTAGACAGTCAGAGTGAGTTTATAGATACTCAAGAAAAGTTGTTATACAACAGGAACAGGCAGATAGACTTCTTAAAGCAATCTCAGCAGGAGTATAAAGACTTGTTGAAGGTGAACGATGACATCATAAACCTGTACAAGAAGAAAACAAAAATCGCCAAAAGGAATACAGTGATTAGCTTAGTTGGAGGAGGTGTACTTACAATAGGCTTAACAACGGGATTACTAATAACTTTAATACAATAAAATGGAAACACTAACTAAAGAGGAGTTGTCTTTTCTCCAGGAATCTATCAAGAATTTAAACTCTGCAAAGTCATTCCTTGCAGACTTGGAGATTAAAAAGCATGAGACACTATTAATGATTGACCACTACAAGGAGAAGGTTCAATTGAAAGAGAAAGAATTAATTGATAAATATGGCTTAGATTCAGTAATCAACATGGAGACTGGGCAAGTCAAGAAAAAAGAAAAATAATGGCAAAGATAAGCACGTATGACAATGCGAGTCCTGTGGCTTTAACAGATAAGGTTATAGGTACCTCTGTGGGAGGGTCTCCTACTGATGCTACCAAGAACTTTTTGTTATCTGACGTTTTGACTTTGTTTCAAGGGTCTATAACACTTAATAGTGTATTGACAGCAGGGAATACAGCCACTAATGACATCGTATTAACAGGCAACATATCATGTACAGACCTTACAGCTAGTAGAGATATAGTTGGGCTTACTGTTACTGCTAACAATATTACTGCATCAGTAGGATTGAATGCTGCTACTGCTACAATCTCAGGACTTTGTAGTGCCGCTACTCTCACTTCAGCAACAGCAGTAAATGGAGCTAGTGCATCCATTACAGGAGCGGTGAACGCTGCCACAGTAACAGCTACGGGTGTTGTAAGTGGGAATAGCGCATCAATAACAACAGGAGTGAATGCTGCCACAGTAACTGCTACAGGTGTAGTAACAGGTGGCACTGTCACTTCCACAGGAACAGTAAATGGAGTGAGAGCTATTTTGTCTAACAATGTAGAGGCTGTTACGGCAAACCTTGATAATATTGCGCCTAAAGGAGCAACTAATCAACTATCTGTAATTGGTCTACTTTCTTTTGCTGATAATGCTGCTGCTAAACAACCAACAGGGCCATTGGTGGCAGGAAACCTTTATGTAACTGATGGAACAGGTGCTGCCCCTTTGAATGTTGCAGGCATCTTAATGGTTGTAGTGTAATGGGAGACATCAGAAAAATATCTGTAGGACCCGACTATAAGTCTAGCATGAACTATGTTGTAGGGCAGAAGGTGTTAGGGGGCAACTACACCATTCATCTGATCCAAGAGAAAGCAGGTAAGCTAAAGATATGGATAGAGCGAGGGGATGAGGTTGTCTTATGGAAGTGCTTTAGTGTGGCTATGCCATCATGTATTGAGTATAACATAAACTTTTAATATGCGGTCACCATGGAGTTTTGTTGTCCGACCGATAGGCGGCAGCAGGTACGTAAATAAAAAAGATATATCCGGAGTTGATTTTATTGTAAATACTTCGGAAGAAAATCACAAAGCATCGAACAGGCAAGCGGAGGTAGTAGAACTTCCGATAGGATATGAGGGAAATATAGAGCAGGGAGATGTGTTGCTTGTCCACCATAACGTGTTTAAATTTTACAATGACATGTATGGTAGAAAGAAGAGCGGCAAAAGTTTTTTGAAGGATGATTTGTTTTTGGTTGAGTGGGACCAATTCTTTATGTTCAAGAAAGATGGCCAGTGGAATGCTCACGACAAATATTGCTTCATAAAGCCAATTAAAAAGAGAAGTGGAGTGATAGAGTCTCTTGAGAAAGAAGAGCCGAATATGGGGCAAATAACACACCCTAATAGCTATCTTTTGAGTAAAGGAGTAAAGGTTGGAGACATTATTGCCCATAAACCGAACTGTAACTATGAATTTAATGTAGATGGTGAGAAGTTGTACCGACTTTATGACCATCAGATATCGATGGTGTTATGAAAGATAAGAAAAGCAAAATCATTGCAGCGGCATACAAAGCAGTGGATGAACTTATAAAGGTTGCAGAAGAAGAAATCATCAAGCCGAATCCTGAAGATGAGCTTGCTGCTGACAGGTTGAAGAATGCTGCGGCAACAAAGAAGTTGGCAATATTCGATGCTTTTGCTATATTGGAAAAAATAGAACAGGAGAAAGAGAAAATAGACTCCTGCAAAAATATTGTAAACAAGAAAATAAACACTAAACAAGGATTTGCTGAACGAAGATCAAAATAAGCTATATGTCTTAATCGATGACTACATAGACCCGGCTGTGATAAAGAAACGTAATCGCAGTCGTAAATGGGAATATGGGTATAACAGTGATTATGATATCATCGTCATATCAAAAGATGGTACCATAGGAGACATTATAAGCATACAAGGTCTTTTGATAGCACTGCCATCTGTCCCCCAGGAGTGCAATAGCAGGTCCAAGAAGGAGAGTGAGCAATATTGGGAGCGTAAAGAGGAGCCTAAAGAACTAAAAAAGATACAGTCAATCTTCCAATGGAACAGCATGCCCAATGAGTTTAAGGCTGAGTGGGTAGATTATATTGAGGATGAGTTTGACAAACGTGAGTACGGCCATTGGTTTATGAACAATGGAGTGCCTACATATATAACAGGAGCGCACTACATGTACCTACAGTGGTCAAGTATTGACGTTGGATATCCCGACTTCAGAGAAGCTAACAGAATCTTTTGGATATATTGGGAAGCATGTAGAGCCGACCACCGATGTTTTGGCCAAGTGTACCTAAAGATTAGACGTTCAGGTTTCTCCTACATGTCATCATCAGAATGTGTAAACATTGGCACCTTGGCTAGAGATTCCCGGATAGGTATCTTATCTAAGACAGGTTCCGATGCCAAAAAGATGTTTACTGATAAGGTCGTTCCGATAGCCAAAAAGCTGCCGTTCTTCTTCAAGCCTATCCAAGATGGTATGGATAGACCGAAGACAGAGCTTGCCTTTAGGGTCCCTGCATCTAAGATTACCAAGAAGAACATGTATGATGACAAGGAGAACGACCTAGAGGGATTGGATACCACTATCGATTGGAAGAGTACCGATGACAACTCCTACGATGGTGAGAAGATGCTAATGCTTGCGCACGATGAGAGCGGTAAGTGGTTGCGCCCAAATAACATCCTAAACAACTGGAAGGTAACAAAGACATGTCTACGCTTGGGTAGAAAGATTATTGGTAAGTGTATGATGGGGTCTACCTGTAACTCTTTAGATAAGGGTGGTAAGAACTTCAAGAAGCTGTATCAAGAGTCAACTACCAAGAAGCGAAATGCTAACGGACAGACGAAGACAGGTCTATATAGTTTGTTCATTCCTATGGAGTGGAACCTAGAGGGATTCATAGATAGATATGGGATGCCTGTTTTCAGAACTCCGGAGGAGCCTATCATGGGTGTAGATGGGGAATTGATAGAACAGGGAGCCATTGACTATTGGGAGGCAGAGGTAGACTCATTAAAGAGTGATGCTGATGCGCTAAACGAGTTTTATAGACAGTTTCCAAGGACTGAGTCGCATGCATTCAGAGATGAGAGTAAGGCATCGATATTCAATCTATCAAAGATATATCAGCAGATAGACTACAATGACAGCTTGATAAAAGACCACATGGTCACAAGAGGTGGCTTCCATTGGCAGAACGGAATAAAGGATACTAAGGTTATATGGACACCGAAAAAGAATGGCAGGTTCCTAATATCATGGACTCCTCCTGCTGCGCTACAGAACAACGTCATCAATAAGAACGGCACGATGTATCCAGGGAATGAGCATATGGGTGCTTTTGGCTGTGACTCATACGATATATCAGGTGTTGTAGGGGGTGGTGGCTCCAATGGAGCATTACACGGGCTTACAAAATTTCACATGTCCGAGGGTCCCTCCAACCATTTCTTTTTGCAGTATGTCGCTAGACCTCAGACAGCAGAGATATTTTTCGAAGAGGTATTGATGGCTTGTGTGTTCTATGGGATGCCAATATTGGTAGAGAATAACAAACCT